CGTTGTCCATCCCTGATCCTTCGCATAACCCATGAGGCGGCGCAGGCTAAGGAACCGGGCTGCCATGAAGAAAAGCAAAGCAGTGGATGCGGCGGCCCTCGGGATTACCAAGGGATCATCGCCGGCGTGATTCCACGCGACCACGAGTGCCACTGCAAGCGCGGAACCGGAGAGGGGCAAGAGGATAAATTCGGCCCGGTACCGTTCCAGCAAAGTAACGGGGACGGCCACCAGCGCGGACGCGATGAAGCACGCCCACACCACGGCCAGTAACACGCCGAGCCCGCCCCCACGAGCGTTTAGAGCCTCCAGGGTAGAAGACTCCGTTGGGAACCTCAGCAGCACCGAGAAGCCGATGATGCTAGTGAACAGGTAGCCGAGCGCGCGGGCTGTTTTTTCGCCCCAGGTCGGCGGGAGAATCTGCATTGCGGCCTCCTAAGCCAGATCGCCTTCGAGAATCCAGACATTCGTCAAGCGCATGCGCAGCGTGACCTGGGAGTACTGCCCCCGGCAGGCGGCCGTCTTGCCCGTAGGTACCTGCAGGGTGACGCCGGCGCCTGCGGTAAACGTAACCTGCCCGGCGCCCACCTGCGCTACCTTGACCACGTTGCCCTTCATGAACCCCGGGTCGGCTACCGGCGGCACGGTGACGGCCACCGTGGACGCGCTGTTGACTTCCACGGGATCGCCGAGGGCGTCAGTGGGGAACACGAGGGTGTAGGCTGCGGTCTGCGCCAGGGTGTTGAACACATCTGGCAGGCCGCTGTTTCCGCGCACGTACTGCACCAGCGAGGAAGACGAGCTGTTCTTGTACGGGGCGGTTCCCCAGTGCGAGGTCGGGCCGAAGGAGCAGCCGACGATAACGGTGTTCTGCGCGCCCGAGGAGGCCAGGTTGATGCCGTACCGCGGCTTGATCGTGGACCCGCCTTTCAGGCCGAACGAGCAGCCCGAGAACAGGGTGCGCCCGGTGCCCGGGGTGCCCTGAATAATGACGTAATCCTTGGTGTTGGTGGTGATGGCCTGGTTGTGGGTGGAGAAGCCGCACCCGGTGAACTGGATGTCGGAGTACCCGGCAACGGTGGAGTCGATGTTCACAATGTGGTCGGAGCAGCCCTCAAACTTGCAGTTCGCAAACTTGGTGCGGGAGCCGCCGCCGTTGAAGAACACGTTGTGCCGGCCGCTGGTGTAGACGTGGCAGGCGGTGAACTGCGCCGAGCTGGAAAGCGAGACAACGCCGTCGTGGGTGTTGTTCAGGATGATGCAGTTTGTGACGTGGAGGTCGTTGGAGTGGTCCTCCATCACAAAGCCGTCGTAGCAGTAGCCGATGAGGCAGTTCGTGAACCGGGTGTCGTAGGTATCCCAGGCCGGGGAAGCGTACCCCTTCACGGTGACGCCCGAAACGGTGCACTGCCAGAAGTGCACGTTCTCGACCGTGGACTGCGAGGCCCGCAGGAGCAGCCCGGTAGCGGCGATCGAGTCGCCGTCGATGTTCACGCCGGCGATGTGGATGGCCGCCAGCGGCCGGTCGTCGGCCACGCGCTGCACCTTGATAACTTCCGCCGTCACCCCGGCCACAGCCCGGATACCGCAGCCCGGGGTCGCCTGCGTTGCCCCATCGCGGTTGCCTGCGCCCTGCCCGATAATCATGGTTCCATCGAGGGTGACGAGCAGGGTGGCGTCCACGGTCCAGTCTCCGTAGGGGATGTACGTGGCGCCGCCCAGGTCGAAGCACTGCTGGATGGCGGCCCGTGTGGCAGCTGCGTCACCGATCACCGCCCCGAAATCCCGGATGTCCCTGAGCGGGGTGTCGGCCGGGAGCCAGGCGTAATCGAAATCGGCGGCCGACGCCTTCCGCAGAATGTCGCCCACACCGCCACCGGCCGGCACGATGTCCACTGCCTGCACGTCCTGCCGGTTCCCGCCGCTGACCCAGCTAACGGCGATGTACCCGGGGCAGCGCACCCCAGGTACGATGCCCAGGTCATTCGCCACGATTTCGTTGTTCGTGATGGCGTTGCCGAACAGGTCAGTCACCGTAAGCGCGGTGGTGGCCGACGTGTCGCTCAGTGCATAGAACTTGCCAACCGCGCCCGGAAGCGGGTTGCCGGCGTCGTCAGTGACGAGCGCCCGAGGGAAATTCCCCATGGTGATTCCTTCCTAGAACCCGATTGCAATCCAGTTGAGGCGGTGGGTGAAGTTACCCGCGCGGGCGATGCGGTAGCTGCCCACACCTTCGCGGCTGTTGGGCTGGATTTTCACAGCATACTTCCACTGCGTCTTAGTGCCCGCGCCAATCGCACCGTACACGGGTACGCGCCCTGCGCTGGCAATAATCACGGAGCCGCCGCCTGCCCAGTCGTCGCCGTCGAACCCGGCCACGAACAGCAGCCCATTGGGGAACGGGGTAGGGAAGGTGAGGGTGACGTACCCGCTGGAATCAGTGACCTTGACTTCCGAGCCGGCCTGAATCTTCATGAGGTCCCACCCGGACGGGTTGCCGGCCAGTGCGCCGCCGTGGCCCCACATCGGGATTTTGCCCTCGCCGCTGATCTTCTGCCAGTCCGCCGAGCTGGTGGTGCTGTTCGCCTTGTACTCCCACAGGTCGCCGCCGATTTCCACGCGGGAGCCTACGTAGTTGAGGTACCCCATGGCGAGGCCGTCCATGGCCTGCACACCGCCGTTACCGGAGAAGCAGCGCAGGTCAACAAGCTCCTGAATGGCGGTCTGCCCGCCCTTCACGCGCACCAGCCACAGCGGCTGCTCCGTCATGGTGCCCGGCGTCATGGTCAGGCTAGGAAGGGCTTTGCTACTGGTGCCGGTCTTGACGGCCAGGGTGGTCACGGACACGCCAGGGGTGTTCGACCAGGTGCGCCGCACAACCACACAATCCCACCTGTCGGAGGTGCCCGAGGCCGCAGTGAAGTTGAACTGCGTTGTGCTGTTCCAAATGCCAACGCACCCGTTCCCGTAGGAGAGGCCGGTGGAGAGCAGGGCGCCCCGGTCGCCTACCGCGTTCGTCGCCAGTTTCAGGTCGCCGAGGCCGCCCACACCGTAGGCGCCAGAGGATGCGTTGCTCATGATCGCTGCGAACGCTGTCGGGGTGACAGTGCCCGGGAAGCCGTATTGTGTGTCCGCCAGCAGTGCCATTACTTGCTCCTGTAAAGTTCCCGCAGGCCGCGGGTTAGGGATGCTATTGCTTTCATTGTCGCGCCTTCGGCGTCATTTTTCCTCCCGATGGTGGCGCCGATCTTCGCGCCGCTCTCGGTGACATCGAACTTGATTTCTTGCAGCACGTCCGTCACGGGCGCCAGCACACCGATGTCGGCAGTGACTTTATCGCCGAGCCAGTAGCCGCCAACGCCGCCGATCTTGAATTTCCCGGCCTCGGCCAGGGTGACATCAACCCAGTACTTCGGGGCGCCCTCGGATAGGGTTTCGGCTTCCCGCTGGGTCCATGTGGTGGTGTTGCTGGTGTCCCGCACATCGCGGAACGCTTCGATCGTGTCACCCCATGTGGACTCGCGCGCGGAATCGAGGAAGGTGCGGAACACGCGGGCTGTGCCGTCGCCCTGCCCACCGGTGACGCCGCGGGTAACGACGGGTGCCTGCGCACCGAACTTGTACTTCTGGATCACGCGGGAGCCCACGGTGAGGGGTGTGGTGGTGCGGTCTGTGGGCACGTACACGTCCACGACTATGTTGCCGGTGGCCGGGTCCAGCTGCGCTGTGACGCCGATGCCGGCCATGCTCACTGCGGGGAACAGCTTGTCGGCCAGGTAGTCGAACCGGAGCATTACGGTGATGCTGCTGCCCCGGTTCGCGTTGGTGGCCACCGTGACCGGGTACCACGAGCGCGCGGACACGTTGGCCGTCACCAGGGCTTTGACCACCGATTCGGCGTTGCCCGTGCGCGTATCGTATGCGCTGGATTGCGCGGTGATGGCGTTGGCCGGCACCGGCCAGCCCAGGAAGTTAGTGAAGATACGGAAGTCGTCCTGCACCTCAAAGCTGAGGTAGCTGTCAGGGCCCGGCCCTTCGCCCTCTGTCAGGATAGTTTTGCCGGTCATGAGTGTGCGCCCGCGAAACAGGATTTGAACCCGGGAGCCGGGCGCCTGCAGCTGCGCCGCCCGCTTGTGGTTCTGCGGCAGCTCGATGGTGGCGGCCGACAGGGCATTGAACCGCGCGCTGCCGCTGAGGGACTTGTACGCGGCAACCGGGCCGATCCTCACGCGGTTCTTGTCGAACAGGATGATTTCGAAATCGCCGGGAACAGCCACTAGATGCACCTCCAAAAGCGCGGGGTGAACGTGGCACGGATGGAGCCTGTGCCGGTCATGGCGAGGTTCATTTCTATGTCCTTGCCGGGCGGGATGGGGCGGTAGTCGAAGGAGCCCAGCTGCCCGGTTACGTCCACGCCTTCCAGCTCGGCGCCCAGGTTCCTCGGGTCGGTGTCGATCACCAGGACATCGCCGGTGGCAATATCGGGGGTGAACGTGGTTGTGCCGCCGTTCACGCCTACAGTGACGGTCGTGGTCGGCCCGACGACTTCCCACCTGATGTAGCTGGGGGCGGTGCCCGGGTTGTCCATGGTCGCGGAGCCTATGGACTGCTCGCCGCTGATGTAGAAATCGGGGCCGGCGCCGCCCGTGAAGAAGTCCTGAACGGTCTGCTGCCGCAGTTCCTGGGTGATCGGCTCGCCCTCCCAAAAGGGCTGTTCCGGGGACAGCTCCAAGCCGTACACTGCCCAGCCGTCGAACGTGGGGTCGGTTTCGAAGCTGTCCTCACACTTCTCGTACCGGAGGTTCAGGTAGCGGGGCCCGCGGGTGCTGCCGGGCAGCTCGACTTTCCACTGGATCACTTTGCCCGGGTAGAACATCGACCACAGCTCATCGTTCCGCTGCACCCACTCAGCGGAGGACCCGTTGTGCCAAACGGCCAGGTAGAAGAACACCTTGCGGCCCGGCACCAGATAGCCGTCCCATTGGTAGCCGTCCACCGCCGGCGAGGTGGTTTTCCAGTTCTCCACCTCTGGCATGCCCAGGCCTTCGACGCCGCCCTGAATCAGGTAGACGCCGGTTTCCCAGGCGGAAATGTCCCACACGGTGCCGTCCTCGCCCGTGAGCGTATGCTCAATGCCGGTGCGGGGAACGACGCCGTTGCTGGTGGGCGGCGGCTCGGCGGGTGTGGGTGAGGTCAGGCTGCCCAGTAGCTGCGCGGTCATAGTGCACCTGCTCCTATTTTGCGAAGGTCATTCAGCGTGGTCTTGCGGCGCTCGCGGCGGTCGATTTCATCCATTATCGCCTCGGCGTCGTCGCCGTACACGTCGCCCATGATGGTCAGCCCGCCGCGGGCGTCTGCGCCCGCCTGCGCCCCTACTACCGCGCCCGGGGTGTGCCGCTGCAGGTCCATCGAGATAGGGGCAGTCAGGGGCGATACCATGGCTGTCGCTGCCTTCCCGATGCCGCCGGCCATGGAGCCCAGGCCGTTGATGAGGCCCTTGCCGAAGTACACGGCCAGGCCGAAAGCCAGGCGGGAAGGGGACTTGATGCCGAGGAAGTTCTTTACCCCGTCGATCGCGCCCTTCACGGTGTCCACTGCTGCGTTGAAGATGTTCCCGGCCATGCTGGTTATGCCGCCGATGAAGCCCTGCATCGCGGATACGCCTGCGGACGACAGCATGCCGCCGAGCGCGCCGATAGCGCCGAGGATGCGGCCCGGCAGGGAACCGAAGAACGACAGCACGTTCCCCACCATGCCCGACGCCCCGGAGACGATGTTGCCCCACACCCCGCCGAGGAAGCCCTGCAGCCCGGAGAACGCGGAGCGGCCGAAGGAGACGATGTTGTTGAAGCCGCCCACGACGAACGACACCAGACCCGAGACGGCGCCTACAGCCACGCCACGGATGCCGGCCCAAACCCCGGCCAGGAAGCCGGCGATCGCCCCAAAAACGGCCATCGTGAAGCCCCGCAGGTTGTTCCAGGCGCCGGTCACAAAGCCGACGATCGCGGACGAAGCAGCCATGGAGAAGCCCCGGATATTCGCCCACACGGACCCGAGGAACCCGGCCACAGCGCCGAACACCGACATGGTTACACTGCTGATCCACTGCCAGGCAGCGTTAACGCCGTCCTTGAACCAACCCACATTGTTATAGGCCCAAATCACACCGGCCACCAGCGCTGCCAGCGCCAGGACCACGAGGCCGATGGGGTTGGCCGCCATGGCTGCGTTGAGGGCCCACTGCACGGCCGTCCATGCCGTCACCACACCGCGCACCACAGTAGCGCCGGCCGCGAACGCCTGGGTGGCGAAGGACACGACGCCCAGGATTGGGCCGATAGCTGCCAGCGCTACACCGATGCCAATCAGGACGCCCATCTGCCCCTGATCCAGCGAAGCGAACCAGTTAGCGAAGCCCTGCAGGGGCGGCGCGATTGCCTGCAGCGCCGAGCCGATAGCGGGGAACAGGGTAAGGCCGATCGGGGCGAGCGTGAGCTGCGCGGTGTTGCCCAGCTGCTGCAACAGCTCGGGGAAGTCCTTGGTTTCCTGCGCCACGCCCAGGATGCTGTCGCCGGTCAGGCCGGCCGCGTTCGTCATGTTGTCGAGGTTGATTTTGCCGCTCTGCAGGGCGCCCACGAACTGCGCCGCGCCGCGGGTGCCGAATACCTTCCCGGCCAGCTGCAACGCCGCAGCCTGGTCGCCCTTCTGGATGAAGCCCTGAATCTCGCCAGTGACCCGCTTGAATGCTTCCTGCGGTGCCTCGCCGTCTTTGGACAGCGTGACCAGGGATTTCGACAGGCCGGCCATTACGGTGTTGGAGTTGATGCCGGCCTTGTCGAGGGTGCCAATCAGGGCTGCGGAATCGGTGAAGGAGAAGCCGAGCTGGTTTAGTGCCGCGCCCTGCTTCGACATGGTGCCGGTCAGGTCGTTGATGCCGACGCCGGTAGCCTGGGACACCCGGAACAGGTCGTCCATCGCGGTTGTGGTGGCTGCGCCCTTCACCCCGAAAGCGGAGAAGGCGCTGGTGGCGTTGTTGATGTCCACAGGCACCCCGCCGAGCCGCCCGGCTTCAAGCACCTGGGAGGCCAGGGTGTCCAGTGTGGGGCCCGTGAGCCCGAGCCGCTGGTTCAGGGAGGATACGGCGTCGGATACGCTGCCGAAATCGGCCGGCACGGTATTGGCTACGTTGTTGAAGGACTTCTGCAGCCCGGCCAGGTCGTCGCCGGTGGCGCCGGTCTTGACCCGGATGTTGTCGTAGGCATCATCCACGTTCCCGGCGGCGAGGAAGGCAGCTGCGCCTATGGCCAGGATGGGGACCGTGAGGCCCGCTGTGGCGAGCTTCGCGCCCGTGGCCGCCTTGCCGGCGAACCCTGCGGCGAAGCTACCGCCGGAAGCGACACCGGCGGCAGTGCCTGCGCTAGCCGCCGCAGGGGTCAGCCCGGCCGCAATAGCAGCCGGGCCGCCCGCGAAAGACGGAACGATCGACACATACGCTGTCGCTAGCTCAATCGTGTCCGCCATTGCCAACCTCTCGCTTTTCTTCCGCCCGGAGGCGTTGCCGCTGCCTGAAAGCTTCGGCCTGATTGGCGATGTTGGCCTGTGCCTTTACTCGTTCCTGTTCGTACTGTGGAGGCTGCAGCGGTTCCGGGTAATTCCGCTGGTTCTTAGCATCCTCTGTTCTCTGCCAGTTTGCCACGCGGAGCGCGTCCACCGCGGCTGCCATGGCGAAGATTTCACCCGTCCAGGCTTGCGGGCCTCCCATTTCCCTCCATACCTGCGCCCCCGGTGGTAGCTGGTGGGTGAGGGCGCAGGCTTTGCGGAGGGTGATCTTCCCGCGGTAGTAGTCCAGTAAATCGAGGTTGTAGTAGTGCTGAAAATCGGCTTCCAGTGCCTCCGGGTAGTGCCCGGCGAGGAACCAGAAGCCTAGGAATTTCCCACGCCGCTAGCCTTACCAATGGCCGTGGCGAGGCCTTGGTAGTGGCGCAGCGGCCATTTGAGCATCTGATTGAACTGCTTCTCGCCGAGCAGCTGCAGGAGCGCGGTTGCGATGCGCCCCTGCTCGGCGGCGAGCTGGAATTCGAAAGTCAGGTCGTCCGCATGGAATTCGAAGCGGACCCCGTTGTAGAGGCACACCACCAGGCGGTTCTCGTCGTTCGCTTCGGCCTTCTGCTGGTCCTGCGCCGCCTGCCGGTCCTGGGGCTGCCGCACGTTGTCCGGTACCCGGTTGTCGTGCTGCTCGGGCGCCGGCCGCAGGTCGGACACAGTAGGCCTCGCCTGCTGCGCCGGCTCCACCTCGTCAACGCGGTAATGCCCGGTAGGCAGGGCGTCGGCCGGCTGGCTCTCGTGGTGCACATAGCGCTCGTCGTCGGCCTCGGGATGGCTGTTCTCGGGGGATGCTCCGTGTTCAATCATGGTGGCGATGTTTCCTTCTGTGTTGGTGATGGGCTTGGCGATGGGTAAAGTGTGGCGGCCGGGTGGCCCATCGCCTGAACACCCGGCCGCCAGTCTGTTAGACGACCGCAGCCGCCGGGTTGTCGGTGATGATCGTGAACGCGCCCAGGCTCGTCACCGTGAATTCGTAGATGGTCATGTCCGTGCTTTTGTGCACGACCTCGGCCGTCTCGCCCACTTCCGCGCGGGGAAGGTTGTAGCGCTTCTGCACGTCGCCGTCGAAGAAGTCCAGGAGCCAGCAGCGCTCGTCAGCTACTGCGCCGGCCGGAACCTGAATCGTGGTGACGCCCGCGGTCGTGGTGGACGCGCTGCCGGGGTAGTACAGGCCGAGGACGATGGCCGTCTCTTCCAGGCACTGGAATTTGAAGGTGTCCTCCACGCCCGTCACCTTCTGACGAACGGTGGTGCCGCCCTGCCAGGCCTTGAATTTCGATACGTCCTTGGTGCGGTTGATCGCCACACCATCCTCGGAAATCCAGCCCAGCTCCTCGAAATCAACGCCCGGCGCAGCAAGGCCAACCGGGAACGTGGTCCCCAGCGGCGCGACCGAGACGAGCGAAGTTTCGTCGCCGTAAATCCGAACGTTTGCCAGCGATTTAGTCATTCTCGCTCGCCTCCTGGTTCTTTTCAGTAGTGGCCGGGCGCCTAGCAAGCCCCCGGTGTAGCAGTTCCCGCGCTTCCGCGTCGGGTACCTCTAGGGTTTCGTCGGGCTTGTGGACGCCGCCGCGGGGGCCCGTCCACTCAGCCGAGAGGGTAATCAGCACTTCATACCTCCATGATCGCATTACGTAGATGAATTTCGGCAGTGAAGGCGTACCGGGAGAGGTCCGGGCTTCGCGGGTCGGGCCGGTCGCTGACGCCTGCAGCGTTCACCCGGTAGCAGGTCACGCCTCCCAGCGTGGAACCAACGAAGCTTTTCAGGTACGCGCGCACGAGGTTCGCCAGCTCGGCCGCCGCCGCGTCGTCGCCGGCGTAGCACTCAAAGGTCAGCTGCGGCAGGTCAGACACCTTGGAACCGTCACCGCCGCCGGTGCGCTGCACCCTCACGAAGGAATCGGCACCCGCTGGCACCCTGCCGCCCACCGGTGGGGTTAGTTTCGGGTTCAGCGCCGCCACTGCCCAGGCTACGGCATCGGGCGCGAGAGAGGCGTACACGGGCTCACCGCCCCGCGTCGATCGCGCGGGTAAGCGCAAGGTCGGTGGCTTCCAGCTGCCGGCCGTTTTGGGTGGCAGTAATCACGGAGCCACGGACACGGGTCTTGCCCACATACACGGACGGCAGGAAGTCCTCGCCGCCGCCTGCAGCTGCGGCCACCGCGTTAGTCCTGGCTTCGATGTCGGCCGCAACGCCCGGGCTTTTCAGCAGGGCCCGGATGCCGGCGCCGTTCATTTCGATACGTACCTTCGTCACTAGCCGGCCCACCTTACGGCGAGGAACTGCCAGCCATTCAGGGCGCCGGTGGGGGAGTCCAAGTACTCGGGCTCGCCGCTGATCGCGTACTCGCGCCCGTTGGGCAGCAGTACCTTGTCCGTGCCCAGCAGGTCCGCAGGCTCGCCGTCCGCGTCCAGCTCGGGCAGGAACACGTCGTATGTGCCGCGCATCGCTTCGCGGTGGTCCAGGTCCTCGCTGGTGGCCGCCGCCTGCACCAGGCACTCGGTAAACACGGTGCGGCGCACCTGCGGGCTTTTCCAGTCGAACACGTCCGAGCCGTGGACCTGCTTCACGGGGGCCCGCAGCGCGATCACGGTTGCACGGCCGTAGGTGGGCGTCATGATTCGTCGCCCTCCCCCACTTGGTAGCGGTTCACGGTTTCGACCCACTTTTGGGTCGTGCCCGTGGTGGCGTTCTGGTTGTAGCCGGCAGAGGAGGCGCCGGCGCTTTCCTGCTGCACATGCGCCAGGGAGAGCGCGATGGTGGCTGCGTGTTCCAGTACAGCGTCTTTGATGTCGCCCGGAATCTCGCCCACGTCGAAGCCGTAGGTGCAATCGACCTCGACTTCGTAATCCTTCGTCCAGCAGGCGTAGGGCTCGCGCACCAGGACGCCGGTGCGGCGCAGGAGGCGGAAGTCTGTGACGGCCACGCCGTCGATGCGTACCGCAGTGATCGCGCGCACCTCGATTGCGGGCAGCAGGAGCTTGGAAGCGCCGTTGCCCACGAGGACGAGGGTTCCGGTGGTGGTGGTCACGTTGTGATGCACCCGCCCCCGGAACCGCTCGCTCGCGCGCGTCAGTGCCAGGGTGAGCTTCGGGCTGTCCGCAGGCAAGCGCGTAATCAGCGCGAGGTCGGATTCAGCAGCGAGGTTCACCATGGCAGGGCCCTACTTCTTGCCGGTAGCGGCAGGCGGGGTGTCGCCCGCCGGCGGGGTGTCGCCTGCAGGCGGCGCGTCTGTGCCGGCCGCGGCGGTGTTCAGCGGCGCCGGGATAGCCTGCGCGTCCCCAGCCTTCGCGGCTACGTAGGAGCCCACGGGAAGGTCGCCGTTGGCGATCTTCTTGGCCACTGCTGCGCTGTCCGCTTTCAGGCCGCGGGCGTCCGCGTCCTTCTTGGTGTACCGGACGCCGCCGGATACTACGATGCCTTCGTTTTCAGCCATTGCCTTTTTCTCCTTTTCCGGTGCTTACCTTGTTCGCCAATCCGCCCGGCACCGGGTGAGGGTGCCGGGCGGTGGTGTTCCTGCTTACGCCGTCAGGTCAACGACGCACAGGTTGGAAGGCTTGCGGATCAGCTGCACCGCGCGAAGCTCCGCGCGGATGTAGGTGAGGTTACGCTGTGCGTAATCCTTGTGCTGGTTGAAAGCCAGGATGGAGAGCGCTTCCAGGAGCAGGAGCTGCACCTGCCGGAAGTCGCCGACGAGGGCCTGCCCCACGGCGATCTTCTGAGAAGCGATGCGCTCAAAGCCCCACGCGGTGCGCGGGCCCGTGTTGAACGGGCCGTTGCCCAGGTAGCGGCCGGTCGAATCCTTCAAGAGGTCCCACGCCTCATCGTCGGCCGGGTTCAGGACAACAGCCTGAATGTTGGCGCCGGAAGTGGTGCGGAGCTTGGTGATGGACTTGCGGATGGTCGTCGGCACGTCGGTGACGAAGGCCTGCTGCAGGACGCCCGAGGTGGCGAGGATGCCTGCCGGTTCGTCGGCAGTGCCGGCGCCGTTCAGGATGATGTCCTCAATTTTGATGTCGAGGTTTTCGGTGAGCAGGGAATCGATCAGCGCCGAGATAATGCCGTCGTCGCTCAGTTCCTGGTTGGTCACTTCCACGCCGTCAGCGTAGGTGTAGGCCTTCGCTTCCGCAGTGTTCGTGGTCAGGGTAGAGAGCGGCTTCACGCCACCGGTAGTGCCGGTGCCTGCAGTGTTCGCGGCTTCCGCGACGATCGCTGCGTTGTTCGACTTCGTGACGACCTGCCGGTACTGGAACCAGGGGAGGTTCGTGCGCCCGCGGGTGATGAGGTCGAGCAGGGTGCGCTCGGGGCGGTAAACCTGGTCGATCGTCTCGTTGGTACGTACCGCGCGGGCGTTGCCCGTGGCCACCGTATCAAGCGCGGCCTTGGTGCGGACCAGCCGGGAAGGGCCGATGTTCTTGGCCGTGATGGCGATGGGGGTACCTTCGCCGCTGCCGTCGTTCACGCCCATGTTCGGGTTGGCTGCCTTGAAGCTGGTGTACGCCTTGGAAGCGACGAAGCGCTCACCAATGGAGCCCGTCAGCGGCTCGCCGTCGCCGTTCTTCTGCACCGGTGCGGGGTCGCCGCCCTGGTCCTCGCCGCCGCCGCCCAGGCCTGCCAGCGCTGCAGCTGCCGTGGCCTGCTTGGCGATAACGCCCTGCACTTCGCCGATTTCCTCGACGCACTTTACAGCGCGGTCGGATTCCTCAGCGGTCAGTGTGCCGGCCGTCGCCTTCGTGGTCAGTTCCTTGGCCTCTGCCCGGAGCGCTGCCAGTTTTTCCTTGGGGTTCACTTTCTTCTCCCGTTATTCGATGGTGGAAAGCACGAGCAGCGCTCGTACATTGTGGTCGAGGCCG